CAATGCACTCGATATTTTGATACTCAAACATTTTTAAACAATTTTTACAATCGTACCAAAATGGAAGTAAAAGACATCGTCAGCGCGCTCGATCCGAAGCTCGCTGAAATCAAATCCCAGGTCAGCGCGGAAGTCGCTGCAATGGAAGTTAAGCATGCTGCCACTGTTGCGCAGCTGAACGAAGATGCGCAGAAGAAGGGCGAGACCCTCGGTGAACTCCGCGAGAAGATCAACGGCCTGATTGCCGCCAATGGCAAGATCAAATCCGAGATGGAAAATGACGCTTTCGGTGGTGACCGTCAGAAGTCATTGAAGGCTGGCATCATGGACATCGTGGCTGCCAACTTTGACGCCATCAAATCCGAGACTCCGTTCAACTCCTCCAAGGCAGTCGGCGCAATGACACTCGGCAACAACCTGACCGGCACCTCGCAGATCAGCTACACCGACAACCCAATCCTGCGCTCGTTCTTCAGCCCGCACCTGTACAACATCTTCCGCATCATCCCGACTGCCACCGGCAACGTTAGTTTCCCCCGTGGGAACGCTGCCATCGGTGAGGGTTCATTCGGAACGCAGACAGAAGGATCAGCGAAAGCCCAGGTCGATTATGATGTAACAATGGTCAACACCAGCGTTCCCTTCGTGGCCGGTTACGCAAGAGTGAGCCGTCAGATGCTGCAAGACCTTCCCTTCCTTCAGGCATATCTCTCCCAGAGCCTGCTTGAAGACTGGAATCGTTCTATCAACAACAGCTTCATGTCAACGATCACCGCATCTGCAACCGCCGGCAGCACCTCTGCCACTCCGGTCGCTGAAAGGATCATCGACTACACTGCCCAACACCTCGCTCTCGGTCTCGGTCAGCCCAACGTGATCCTGACCACGCATGCAGTGTGGGCAAGCGTTCTGAAGACCCAGCCTACGAACGGAAGCTACGGTGTACCGGGCGGCATCACGATCGGTGCACAAGGGGAGACTCGCATCGTGGGCATACCTCTTGTTCCTCACTCTCAAATCGTGAGCGGCAAGATTTATGTCATGAACACGGATGCGTTCGCCATTGCTCAAGCCTCCGGCCTCGCTGTTCGTAGCAGTGAGACCAATGAGGACGATTTCATCAAGAACCTGGTGACCTACCGCGCTGAAGCCCGTGTAGCTCTGCTTTCCTTCCAGCCGACTGCGGCTATCTACGGAAGCGCGAGCTGATCCGACCTCTGATAAATACAAAGGGAGTGAGGCCAAGTGCCTTGCTCCCTTCTTTGCTTAACAACTAAACACACACACCATGCCAATCGGCTCTTACTCTTCCTTCCGCGACATCATGCGTCAGGTGCTGATGCACTCCCCAAAGACCATCCTCGACCTCGGCATTGGGCATGGCATCAATGGTGCAGGCATCCGCAACTGGCTTGATGTAGGCGTAAAAGAAAATTACAGCAATACTTGCATCATAGGCGTGGAAGGCTTCTACGACTACCACTCCCCTCTTTGGCTTTGTTATGACAAGGTTCACCACTGTACAATTCAGCAATATTTGCAGTCAAGTGATTTGAAGTACGACTGCGTGCTCATGACCGATGTGCTTGAGCACTTCGACAAGGATGAAGGCAATGCAGTGGTAAGCAAGATCGTGAACGATGTGCTGAATCCCGGCGGCATCCTCCTCATCAGCACTCCCGCCGTATGGATCGAGCAGGGCGCAGCTTACGGGAACGAGCTTGAGACACATCGCAGTCTATGGCACTTCACTGACTTTATAGGCATGCAGGGAGTGGAGATCATCAAAGATGGCCGTGAAGATGATATGGGATATATGATGTTGGTCGTGAAAATTACCAAGCCATGAAACTGCTCAACTCCATCCACCTCTACCCACCGCAACACACATGTGGTGCGGAGTACATGGCGCACTGGATCAACAAGGATGTCAAGGCCAATGGCGGTGATGTTCGTGTGCTTCTGCTACCGCATCAATTCGATGTACACATACGATGGCATTGATGTCTTCCCGCCGGAGGAGATGGTCATCGAGCGACTGCTCACATGGTCGGATGCCATCATGACTCATCTTGATTATACCGACTGGAGCATCGGCATCGCGCAAGTGTTCAAGCGTCCGCTCTTCCACCTCATTCACAACACCAGCACATACCAGCGGATTGTTTGGGCTGAAGATCCGCAATACATCATCTACAACAGCGAGTGGGCAAAAGCACAGCTCAACTACGAGCACCCGAGCATCGTGGTCACTCCCCCATGCGATTGGAGGCACTACGACACAAATGTTGACCCATCGTACAACGAAGCCATCACGCTAATCAACCTGGACGAGAACAAGGGCGGCCACATCCTTCGGCAGATCGCGGAAGCACTCCCGCACCGCAAGTTCATCGGTGTGATGGGCAGTTACTCGGAGCCAGCCGACAAAGGTCAGCACACGAACCAACCGCCAAACGTGACCGTGCTGCCAAAGACTCCCACAATCAAGGATGTCTACGCCAAGACGCGCATACTCATCATGCCTTCCAAGTACGAGTCATGGGGCAGGACTGCAACTGAAGCCATGTGCTCCGGCATTCCGGTCATAAGCAGTGGTACTCCGGGACTTCGGGAGAATTGCGGAAAGGCAGGGCTTTACTTTGACAGAGAAGAAGTCAAGCTATGGGTTGACCAGATTGAGAAACTTTTTAACCCGAAAGCATACGAGAAAGCAAGCAAAGCGCGGCCAAGATTCGCAGCCGTGAACTCGACCCAATGGCATCCTTGGAGAGACTTCGTAACTTTATGCGTCAGTCGATCACTGACCATAAACGACAAGCATGAACCTTCTCATCGATACAGAGATAGTGCAGGACTATACCACCGAGCCGGTGAGTGTAGCCGAGGCCAAGACTTACATGAAAATAGCGTTCAGCGATGATGACACGCTCATAGGTTCGCTGATCAAGAACGCACGCATCTGGCACGAGAACTACACCGGGCGCAACTATGGCACGCGCCAACTGCATCTCACCATTGAGATGACCGCCGGCGAGCTTTACGAACTGCCAGGCCCAGTGCAGTCGATCGACATGGTGATGGTTGACGGATGCTCTACAAGCGATTACAAGGCCTATGGAGCGAATGGAGCGCAAATATCGGTGTATCACTCCGCCATCTACGAGATATGGCTGACAAGCGGCTATTCTGCCGTTCCTGAAGACATCAAGAATGACATTCTCTCCATCACGGCGTATACATATCAGAACAGAGGCATCGACTTGAGCAATGAGGGTGCCAACCTCGTTGACTTCCCCATGAAGATAGAGAGTAAAGTCTCAAGGCAAGTAGCAAGAGAAATTGAAGCTGGTGCCAATAACATTGCTCGCGATGCAAAGAGGATGGCTCCTGCTAATTTTGGCGAAGTACGCAATAGCATTGGAGTCGAAAAGGTTACAAATTTTCAGTTTAGCATATTTGCAAATGCTTACCACGCACCGTATTTAGAGTTTGGCACAAGGGGGAAAGTTAAAGTGCCAACAGAGATGCAGAATGTTGCCGCAGAAATAAAAGCACGGCCGAAGCGTGGAACTTGGGACGATTTTGTCGACAATATCTTTGATTGGATACAACGCAAAAAAATTGCAGCAACTCAAATCGTGCAGATTAAAAGTGGCGCAAATAAAGGGCGATTTAGAAAAGCAAGCGGGTTGCAACAAGCCTTATATCAGCGGCAACTTGCTTTCTTAATTGCGAAAAGGATTTACAAAAATGGCATCAATCCGCAGCCGTTTATGTATCCTGCATTTGTAAAAAACAGAGCCAAGATTGTGGCAAGGATTGAAGAAGTAATAAATAGACCGCGATGAAAAACCCAGGCACATCACTACGCAAGGCATTTGCTGCCGCACTGGCATCGCTGACATACGATGGCAAAGCAATCACGGTCTACTCGCAGTTACCGATTGCCACACTGCCGGACAATTATGTGTACATCAACAGCATGACCCATGCCCAGGTTGGCAACAATCAGCTCTTCGTACATGATTGCTCGATCACGCTGGATGTAGTGGCAAAGCAATACAAGCAGCTTGACTACGATGTGACGGATGGCATTGCGGCAGAAGTGATGAACAGCATCACTACTTTTCCTTACTCCACCATAACCGATGCAGACTTTCAATTCTTGGCTCCGGTGCTTGCATCCAGCACCTACTTGGTCGAACAGGACGGCAGCGCATGGCTCGTTCGGAAATTGCTTACTTTTGATATGACATTAATTGAAAAATAAACAAGGACAATGGGACAAATACAAGGTTCGGTTCAGAACATTGAAATC